ATGCTAGATCAAAAAATATAAAAAAATTTCAAGAAGATCCTAAATGTAGATTCTTTGTTGGTACGACACATACAGGTGGTTATGGTATTACTTTAACTGCAGGTAGTAATATGATTTATTATTCTAATGGATACGATTTAGAAAAACGTCAACAATCAGAAGCACGTATAGATCGTATAGGTCAAACACAAAAAATGACTTACATAGATATCATGGCACAAGATACGATTGATGAAAGAATTGTAAAATCTTTACGTAACAAAGTTAATATTGCGAATGCAATTATGAAAGAAGATTATAAAGAGTGGATTTAAAACCAACCTTTATCAAATAACATCTCTAGTAATAAAAGTGCAACAGCCCCCACTGTTGCTAATAATGCCCAATAGATCTTGTCTATCTTACCGCCCAAATCGTGAATACCATCATGCATGTGTTTCATGTCTTTTTTAATTCCAGTTATATAACCGTAGATAGCAAGTAAATGCTCTCTTGTATTCTTTGGTCTAAGTTTATCTCCGTTAGGCACTATACTAATCCTCTTTGTTTTAATCTCATTTGTTTTTCTTCTTCTGATAAGTACGCATTTTCTGCAGGTGTTAATCCCTGATTCATGTTGCCTGGTGCCTGAACCATAGGCTGTGGTTGTACTACTTGTGGACTTGGCATCGGTTGATTTGGTAATGCTGCAGGGCCTAGTGGATTTGTATCAATTAAATAATCATTTAAATCAATACCACCACCAACAGTTTCAGCTAATGTTAAACCACCTTTAGCAAACTCTTGTGTTTCAATATTCTTTTCAAAGTTACCATCTAATCTTAGTCTTCTCATATCTCTAGTCATGGCTCTAAGTGCAGGCAGTGTTTGTCTAAACACATCAAACGTTCCTAGATTTCTAGCAATCTCTCTAAATCTTGCTTGTATATCTTCTGATGGAAAATAAGATTCAAATCTTGATCTAGATAAATTGTTATATGTTTTGTCAGATATTTGTCTGTCTCTAAATTCGTTTCGTAATCTGTTAGAAGATGTGCCTAGTATCTGTGCAGCTGTAATATTTTTATACATTTCTTTTTGCACATTGAATCTTGCTTTGTTTGATTCATAAAATCTTGTAATTACATCATTTGGATCAATAGGACCACCTCTAAGCAGACCAAAGAATCCACCTGTAAATTCTCTTCTAGCTTCTCTAATACCTCTTTGATATTCTGCAATCTTGAAACCCATTGATTTTAATGGATCTACTTTGATAGGTCTAAATCCAACTAAACCTGCCATCTCATCTGATAGTTCTAATAGATCTCCAGTTTTTGTAGGTGTCTTAGCTACAGCTTTTATAACTCTTCCGTATTTTTGTAGTGATGGATCTATAGTTTTTAATAAATGTACTACTTGAATATATTTTTTATCTCCGTATGGAGTTTGGTCTGTATATAAAACTCTACCATCTCTTGTTCTACCACCTCTAATAGTTAAATCTGAAACTGCTTCCGTCCAAATAGATTCATCAATAAATGGTGATACTATTTCTGCAACCGCTTCATCTGCACCTGCAAAAAAACCTTGAAGCACGGTAGCATCATCATTTACTGCAGATATAATTTCGTTAGATAAAGTTCTAAATGGTCTTGCCATTAAGTCATACGCATTAGAGTGACTGAAATCTATGTATTTTAATTCACCTGTCTCTGTATCTCTAATAGGTATCAATGTAGAGTTCTTAGACCAGTCAGGAACGAATTGTCTTAGTGCTCTAAGTTCATCTTCAGTTACGTCGTATAAAGCTTTTGCACCTTCAACAAACATTGTAGGTACAGCACCTAATGTAAAGGCCATGCCGGTTGCTCTTGTTGCACCAATTCTATACATAGGGTTATCATTTTTGACTAATCTTCCTGTTTCTTTTTCTATAACGTATGGAGATAAGTTTGTACCAACAGTTGGTTTGGAATGTCTCATTTCTTTTACAGCTTGTTCACCAATATTTACTGTAGTTCTAATCATTTCTGAAGGGAACGACATGAAGTTACCAACTGGTAGTAGTCTTGCTGTTCTAACCATATCTCCAACGTAAGAATAGTTTGGCACAGTATTTTTTACAATGTCTGCTGCTTCTTTTTTTAATTCATCTACAGTTTTTGTAATACCTGCTTTTGTATATGCGTCTTGTCTTCTTTGTAATTCTACAAAGTAATTTGTTATTTTCCAAAAATCGTCCTCTGCAACATATTTACCTTGTAGATATTCTGGTATTTTTTTTAATCTAGACATCATCGGACTAATCATAGAATCTAAATCTGATAGTTTATCTCCAAAGTTTACATCACGTAAAAGATTTTTGAGATCACCAATTTGTGTTTGTGAATTTACAATACCTAGTTCTAATAGTTCTCTATATGCTTTTTCAAATGCAGGGTCATCAAATCTTGTAGCTTTGATATTACCTACACCAGATATATTCCAACCTTTTCTAAATGCTTGACCTAATAATTTTGGATCAAAGAAACCTTCAAATATAACTCCGTTTGCTGCAGCAAATGCACCGGCACTAATTAAGTTACGCAAGTGTGTAGGTATTGATAAAACTGTTTTTGCTAATTGAGCTGTTGCTTTTGGAAATAATAAAAAGTTTCTGTATAAAAAACTTGCGCCTTTTTCCGCTGCAGTAGCTCCTTCTCTTCCTCTTACAGCTGCAGTAAAGTATCCTTCTGTCAAACCATTAGCTCGTTTTAAAGCATCTGCTATCTCTCTTGTAGTAAACAAAGGTGCTAGTGGATTTTCTATATTACCCGCTTTGAATTGTGACATACCACCTAATTCGTTTTGTACATTAACTATATCTGCTTGATTGTTTGTAGCTCGTTTTGCTTCTTCTCTAGATTTCCAAAAACTACCACGCTCACCTAGTTTTTGTGCAGCTTCATTGCTTTCAAACATTTCTTTAAACATAGCACTTGTTCTTGCCATACCTGACAGTTCTGTAATTGCATTGAATATTGAGTATCTTGGGTCTGACATCTCACCTAATAATTTTTTAATTACTGGAGGTGGTGCACCTGTATTTTCTATAACTTCACTAACAAATTTACCACCAGGTAAATCTTCTAATGTTTTATTTATGTAAGTTATATCAGGTAATCCTCTTGTTCTTTTCTTTGCTTTGATACCATCATCTAAAATTTTATCTACAATGTATTTTGCATCTTCGTAGTATTGTAAACTATCTGGATTGTAAGGTACGTCTTTATTGTTATCTGCAATTTGTTTTCTAAAAAAATTTATTGCATCTTCCATAGCTTCATTGGTAGGTCTATATCTACCTAATACACCTAGCACAGGATTTGTTTCAAAAATTTTATATGTGTTTCTTACAGATGTTTTTATTCTTTCTTGTAAAATATTTTTTAGTTCAGGTGCATTTAAATTACCTGTAGTTTCAATTAAATTACCAAACGTTGCTCTAGCATCATCAATAGTTGCAACTAATCTTTTAGCTGTTTTATCATCTACACCTTGTTTAGCAAGATCAGCTACAAACTCATCTACTTTTTTAGGATCAGTTATTTTTGTAATGTCTCCATCTAAAATTAAATCATTTAATTTATTATAAAACTCTTCTTTTTCTTTTATAGTTAGTGATCTATCCAATACTTTTTGCATTTGTGGAAATGCTCTACCCACTGTTCTATCTAATTCTTTTACAAGTTCTGTAGCTCTGTTTAAATCAGCTGCCCTAAACCCTTCCATAACTCTTTGTGATCCAAATAAAGATTTAGTCAATGCTCCTTCAGGTGTAAATGCATCTGCTACTTTAGATAAGAATCTTTCTATTCTTGAATTACTGTATGCCAAATCTTTTCCTTTTGTGGCTAATGCTTTTGCTCCTTTACCTACACCTGCAACAACTGGTGTAACAAACAAAGCTTCACTACCAAATTTTATTCTGTTCATCAGTTTTCTTGCAGCGTCTTCTCTACCACCTTCTAATGAGAACGGATCTAATTGTGTAGGTCCTCTATCAAACAAATCACCAAAACTTCCTATCTCTTCCACATCTGCAACAAATGCTTCTCCTGCTGCACCACCAATAGCACCTGCAGCAAATCTTTTATAACCTAAAGTTTCGTTTAGTTTATCTGCTTCTTGTTTTGCTCTAACTAAACTTTTAGAACCAGAACTAATAGATGTTCCTGCTTTCTTTGCTTGTAAATATTTATTGGCTAAATTACTTCCAATTTTAAAACCTTGTGCACCTGGTATACCAATTGATACTAAAGCTTCAGTTAATTTACCTATACCTCTTTCTGCTGCTACTTCTTCAAACGGATTTAATGTGTCAAAAAATTGTTCTACATCTGCTGCAGTATTAGTATCAAAACCTAAATCAATTAACTCTGCACCTAGTGAAAATATACCTTCTGGAACTTTAATTATACCTGATGCTATACCTGCAAGACCTGCAGTATACCAGGATCTATCATTGTTTTCTTCTGCTGGAAGTAGTGGTTGTAAAGCCATTTATCCTCCTATGCCTGTGGATCATCCATATCCATGCCAAATTGTGGAGTATTTCCATATGATGGTTTTTCGCCTTTGTTTTCTTCTTCTGGTGTAGGTTCTCTAAATACAATATTTTCAATTGAACTAAATTCATCAAAGTATGGTTGACCATTTATTATTTGAATACGTTTGTAATTACCTTCAAATGGATCATAAACCACTTGTCCATCATAGTTTTTTAATAATTTTAAATTTGCTTTGACTTCGTCTGGTTTTGATAAATCAAACTCAATAACGCCACCATATTTTGCACCGCCTACTTTTGTTCTTAGAGCGTCTGCACTATCTAATTCAAAGTTAGCTGCTCTTGTTGCTACGTTTGCTGGTAGACCTAAGTCTAAATATTTTCCAGTAGTAGCTTCTCTAAGTTTATCTGCTGGAGGAGCTTTACCTGAAGCAGTAATTTCTCTTCCAAGAATATCACCTGCTAAACCTACAGCTGCGCTTTCAATACCTTGTTCATATTTTCTTTTTTGAGCTCTTTCATCAGCTAAATTTTTAAAGAACGCTGGTGTTTGTCGTGCACCGGCTGCACCAATGTTTCTAAATAAATTTTGTGAATCTGCTCTGCTCATCAAATCTAAACCTGTTTGTATTGCAAGTTGGTAAAGTGGATCTTCAAAACCTGTAGGTTCTTTGTAACCTGTAAATGATTCTTCTATAACTGGTCTAATATCTTCTACTAATTCTTTTAATCTACCTGGTTCTAATTTTGGTCTATCATTTCCAGTAGAAAAATTTTTTCTGTCATTGATACCTGACATAATGCCATTCATGTTAGTGGCACCACCTCTAAACATTGGTCTTCTAAATACTTTACTCATTATCTATTCATAGCTCCGTAGATTCCGGCAAGTGTTGTACCTGCACCAATTGCAGTTTGTGCTATTCCTGGTACCGGAACTTGGCCAACTTGTGAACCACCTGGGTATCCAGATATTAGACCCATAACACCTGAGCCGTAAGTCTGTGCTGCAGTTAGTGGTTGTTGTAATTGTTGTTGAGCTAACTGTTGTTGAGCCGATAAGCCTGCTTGCTCTTGTGCTTGTTGTATTCCACCCAACGTAGTTAAACCTGCAATTTGAGATCCTACTAATTGTGGAGATAATGCAGCAAGTTGAGATTGCTGTTGAGCTAAAGCTTGTTGTTGAGCAAAAGCTTGACCCGCCGCTTGTTGAGCTTGACCAAAACCTTGTTGTAATAACTGTGCTTGTAATGCAGCTCTGTTTCTAGCTTGACCTGATAAAAATTCTGCCTGTTGAACTCCTTCTCTTGCTCCACCAAATGCACCAGCTTGAATTGCTTGATTTCTAAGTGCAGGAATACCTGCTTGTGTTTGTCTATCAAATTCTGCAAGAGTTGTATCAATTACATCTTGTTGATACGGAGACATAAATTGTTGATACGCTTGTGGTCCAACAAATTGCCCTGCTTGTCCTGCTTCTGCAGCTGCGGTTTGTAAGAAAGGTTGAAAAGAACCCAGACCACCAGCCGCGCTAATAGCATCTTGTGTTAATTGACCAAGACCTGCTTGAAATTGTGGGCCATAAATTTTTGATAAGTCTGCATCTTTAAAACCTGCAATTGCTGGACGTAACTGATCAAGATACAGTTTCGCTTCTGCTTCTATAAACTCTGGTGGTGCTGTAATCTGTTTTACTGTTTCTACTGCCATTATGCTACTCTGCCGCCTTCCTCTAACATTTTCATTTGATCATATAATCTTTGTGCGCCTTTTTCAACGTCACCACCACCCATGCCTCTTACAGCATCAGCAGTGAATACAAATTCGTTATTTGATAACATTGCAGGAATGTCATCTGCCTTTTCTTTTACACCAACTGGAGGAATAAATCCACCTGTTTCTCTAAGATCTAATTCTGTTATACCGGCAGGATTTTCATTTAATGGTAGACCCATAATGCCTGATGCCTGCATCGCGTTCTGTTCTGCACTGTCACCCATAGCATATTTCATTCTACCACCCATAGCCATTTTTGGTTTACCTGGAGCACCTACATATTCTCTGACTCTTGTGTTAATCATTTTGTATATTTCATCTTCCGAGTAACCAAAATTTTCTGATAATTCTTTTACTTTTTTAGGTAAATACTGATCTTTAAAAAACTGATAGCCTTTCATTGTGCCATCTTCAGGCTCACCTATTCCAGATCTACCAGGGCCTAACATAATTTTTGCTACTTCATTTATTTGATTTTTAAAAATAGTTTCAAGAGTAGGTCTTCCTCTACCTGCATCTCCATACATGCTTGTTGTGGTATCAATTTTTAAACCTCTAGGTAAGTCCTCCGGGTTGTTGCCAGTATATGTTGGATCTCCCGTTCCTTGATTATATCCTATTCTACCACCGTTAGCTTTATATTCTACTGTGTTCTGTTCTACAAATCTGTCTACTTGCATTGGAGGTGCATCTGGATTTAATTGTTGATAACCTTGTCTTAGATAAGATCTCAATGCATCTACATCTGTAATATCTTCTTCCTTAGCACCCGAAGCTTCTAACGCTTGTAATGCTGCACCACCTAAAGCACCTATACCAAATACTTTTGCAAACTGACCAAATGTTGGTTTATCACCTGCTGCAACATCAAGACCAAATTTAGTTTTAAATGCTGAAAATGCTGGACCAATACCTTCGAATCCAAGTAATCCTGGTACTGCTTTTCCTCCAGGAACCATAAAAGATGATCGACCTAATAAACCACCAAAGCTTGTCCCAGGTATACCAAAGGTCAATGCAGCTATACCTAAAGCTTTACCAGCATCAGATTTAACAAAATCTTTTACACCGCTGACTGCACTTTTTACACCTTTACCTATAGATTTTACAAAGCTTCCTAAGCCATACATTTGTCTGGGCATTTGTCCTCGAGATATTGTCATATTTTATATTGTTAAACTAGTTTGGGCAGGCTTACAATTCCTGTAGTATCGCAGTTTATTTGATTTTTTCGCTATCGTCAATACGTTTTAAAGACTGTAATTCGTCTAAGAAACGACCACAATAAGAGTGCTCTCCAACATGTGTAATATAGTCTGACACATAAGCAAATACTTCACCACCCATATCTCTCCATCTTTGACAAAAACCGAAGTCTTCACCGTAATATCTTTTAGTTTCTGAGTCGTGTAAGGTATCAAATAAATTATAAAAATTAGGTTTCTTTTCTTCTTTTCCGTTTATCATAGTTGGTTGATATATCTCTAGTTCTGGATGTTTTTGTATCATCTTTGTAAGAACATGTCTTTTTATCAACATACATCCTGTAGGTACGTGAGTCGCTTCCATAATACCATTGTCTACTGTTATAGAATTTTTATCTTTTACTTTTAAAGGAAACATATATCCAGACTTTACAACATCACCTTTTTTTCTAATCATTTCATGTTTTTCTGTTAGTGTTCTCCATATCTTATTCTCATCAATTGTTTTCATTGGATAAGGACAAGCTATAATATCTTTATCTGCTTCAATCATTTTAATGATTGTTTTGTATTCAAAATCAATATCTGAATCTATAAATAGTAAATATTCATATTCATGTTCGTGACTAATAAAATCAGCTACACATAGATTTCTACCTTGTGTAACTAATGATGATTTTAGTAATGTAAAACTAACTAGTATATTATTTTGTAAACATTGTTGTTGGAACTTTAATACAGATTGTGTGTAATGCATCGATACTTCAGAGTGACATGGTGTGCATACCATTATTTTATATTTAGGTTTGCTATCTAAATTTATTTCAGTAACAACACTTCCTGTTCTTACAGTTTGATAAGTGTCTTTATTTGGTTCTTGTTTTTTATCAAACCATATTGGTTCATTGTTTTGCATCAATTGCTCCTTGTAAAAATCTTGTCCATGCGATACCTTGTTTATCCCAATTATAATATTTGTTCGTATATTTTATTTGAAATTTTAAATGTTCATTTACTTCTTCTTGTTCTAATGATTCTGCAGCTGCGTCTATAGCCTTAGCAAATTTATTAGAAAGTATTCTAAGATTATCTGTGTAAGGAATATAGATAGGAAACTCTGCGCCTGTTTCAAACAATGCACCAAGATTTGTTGTTATACAATACAAACCCGCAGCCATACATTCCAGTAAAGATATACAAGATGTTTCCTCAAAGGTGCTTGGATATGCATACATTCTATAGTTTTTTAGATTCTCTCTAATATAATGATTTGGTTTATACCCAATATAATTTACATTAGGTATTGCTTCTGCTTGTTCGTAAAGTGATTGATAATATTTATCATTCTGTTCATAAAAATCTTTACCATATACTTCTGTAGATGAATATACATCTAATGTAATTAATGGATTTTTTACTAATTGCATTGCACCTAATAAAACATTCAATCCTCTCCATGGTGTGTTTTGATGTATGATTTTTATAGGTTTATTTTTTTTATATGTTGTTTGTATAGGTTCTATTTTTTCTATACCATTTTTTATAACAACACATTTTTCAGTTGGTAACATAAAATATGTTCTAAATTTTTCATATGTCCAATGACTGTTAAATACATACCAATCATATTTTTTGTGATTAGATTTATCTTTAAACCATGGTGCAAGATTTGGTTGATCATAAGAATTTTTTTGCCAAAGTATATTTACTTTAGTAGGGTGTAACGGAGTCTTCTCTGGTATCGATGTACATATTTCTACTTGATTTAATATTGCAGGATCTACGTGTTTACGTAAAAACTCAAACTGTAATTCTGTACCACCTTTAGGTGTTTGATTTCTTATCATCATTTTTCTGATTCATTACTTTCTGAAATACTTGAAGACCTTTATTGGTAACTTGTACAGTTACGTCTTGAACAATATTATCTCCTTCTTTCTTATCTTTAAATGTTTCACCTGTCATAGTATTACGCCAGGTAACTATTGTTGTGCATTCTATTTTTGGTAACTTATCTTTATCCATTCTCTTGCGATCTATCTATTAAAGCATAACTTATCAGGCCTTGTATCTTACTACCACCTGTAGCTGCTTGCACAGTTATAGCATCTCCTGCTTCTAAATTCAAGCCTTGAGGTGTGGCATTTACTTGTGTTTTAGCTGCTAGATCATTTCTAAAAAATTCATATTCTGTGCTTGAATCAGATGAATCAACAAAATTCATATTTACTAAAATAGCTGATGACGCATCATTGTTTGCACAATAAACACTTTTAACTATAGCTGTTGCATCACTAGGACATGTAAATACTGTAGTCTTAGTTGTGCCGGATTGTTTATAACCCTGGTTCTTGTATCTTATTGTCATGATAAAAAATAATTAAAAGCTTCTTGTTCGTTTTTTAATTCTTGTTGAAAAGAAAAATTTAGTTCATTTTTAATTGTATCAACTGCACGAAGAATCTGTCTTTGGTTTTCGACATCGTATTCTTGTTTAGGTTCAGGTATGTATGAAGTTATTCTGGCCATTATACTGTATATGTTCCAGGCTCTGTTATATTACCCTTTTGTAATTGTTCAAATTCATAAGGAGTCACTTCAGTGTTTGGAACTATCATTTTGTAAGTATCATAGTCCATACCTTTAAATGCTCTTGATTTTGATCTATTAATATCATCTTGTGTTACTTTTGCTTGATAAGCATTTATACTATTTGGAGAGATTCGATAATCTTCTGGAGTATTATCTAAGAAATCTCGTGCTGGACCAAGTATACCTTCAAATACACGATTTGGATCATAATCAAAACTTATTTTTGGACGTGTACCAAATTGTTCTTCAAACATATTACCTGTCAAGTAACCATCTAAACCAAAACTATTTCCGCTACTTGTGTTATAAGTAGTTTTATTTTTATTTTGATTTAGAAGAGAAGTAAAGTCTGGTCCTGTTGCTGTTACAAATCCAGTACCCACATTACTAGCTACATTGTTTGATTCTTCTTCCGCCAGTTTTTCCAATAATTCATTATCAAGATCATCATAATAAGCTGGGGTCTGACTACCACCTAATCCATATGCCGAATACTGACTCATGTCATAAGTTGGTTCATTGTATTTTTTACCCAAACCAAATGCTTGTCCAACACCTCTAACTATATTTCCTAAAATACCGCCGCCTGTAAATAGCCCTGAAATTCCTGGATTTAAACTTGGACTTTTAAATCGACTTCTATTTCTAACATAGTTTCTAGCATCTCTTATTTCTCTTGGCGATACAGTAAATCTACTATCAAAAAAACCAGGATTAACTCTTTGACCACCACCTGCTGCAATAAATGCATTTCTATAATCTCTTATATCTTGTGGTAATTGTTTTGTAACACCGGGTGGTAATTGAGTGCCTGTCATTTGATCTCTACTTATATACGATTCAAGTTCTCTTCTATCTGCTCCACTTCCACCGCCTGCTTCAGCAGCACTTGTCGCTGCACCAGACATACCTACGTCTACACCATCTTCAATAGATCCATAACCATCTAAACTCATGATACCTGATGGTCCTCTATTGACACCACCTTTTAGTGAGCCATGTAAATCTTTTTTAACAAGTAAATCTTTTTCTGCTTTTGTAATATATGCTAATTCTGTTTCTGGACTATCTGGACTTGATTTCCATTTTACAGGAGCTTTAACTTCTTTTTGTTTACCAAGATAGTTTTTTACACCGCCTTGTACGTCATAACTTATTCTTTTATCTATAGTCATTATCTTCTACCATCTGGTTTTATATCAACACGCATTGTGCCATAACGCCAAGTTTCTCCTACAGCGTCGTTTTCTATTTTTAGTGCTACAAGTCTTCCTCTTGCACGTGTGTCTACTTTATCAGTAGAAGACGTGATTGTAAAGGGTCCTAATGGTGAACTAGCTGCTGTATTGTTTGGATAGTCATTTAACAACAATGTAATCTTTGAGTTACCTGTAAGAACTTTAAAGTCTGGTATAAATCTTCTAACAGACATAAAAAACTCACCATCTCCTCTAAGATCAGCAAGACCGGTCGTGCCTCCTAATGCGCTTCGTCTTGCAGATATATCATAATCTCCAGATTTAATAAACGAAGTGATAGCCGTTGTGCCAGATGAATTTACCTGATCGGTTCCTACTTCATGAGCATAGTAAGTTGATGCTCCAAATCTATTTGTGATACCTTGAATATCAGGAAACACTGGTGTAGCACTACTATTATATTCAGTTGCGTAAGGTACGTCAAATACGCCTGTATCTATGTATGTTGTTCTAGCTAGTGATCCTGTAGTCCAAACTTGCTCTCCGTAATTATATGTAACTACTCTATCTATTTGATCTGATCCTGACTTTGGATAAAACCAATTTACTTCACTATAAAGCGTGTTATGCTCTGCATAAACTACATCACTTGAATCATAATTAATTCCAAGATTATCTCCATCTGTTGTAAATACAAAATCCTCTACAAGACAAGGTATAGATTTAACTGTACCATCATATGCAAAAAATCCACCCTCACCTGACATCCAAAACACAATACCATCAGAGTAAGTCAAAGCGTGCTGACTAATTAATCCACAGTTTGTACCAACTTGTTTTACAGAAAAAGTAAACGGTGGACCAACAAATTGAATTACATATGCAGAGCTATCTGTTAAAACTAAAGTGTAGTCCTTACCAGATACAGCCCCTACAATTTTATTTCCTTTGTCTAATCTAAAACTACCGGCAGTGTTCACTGCAGTTGGCGTGTATGTATTTAAATCTTCTTGATTAGAAAATCTTATAAATAGTGGATCAACAGTTGTTGTATCTCCTATCGTTGTTTCTGTTCCAAAATGAAATAAGTGTCTATCTCTATCTGAAACTTGTGTTAATCTAGACGATGTTGGATTGTTTGATGTAGAAAAATTCGTAGTTGTTGTTGATGCTCTAATTGTTCTAGCACCAGACGCACCTGCATTCCATGTAAATGTTTTATTGTTGGAGATAGTCGCAACTAATACTTCTCCAAAATTATCAAGACTCCAGTTTCCTGGTTCCAGAGTCACGTTACTTACTGTTCTTTCAGTTCCCCATGTTGATGCGCTCCAAGTATCTGTGCCCCAACCATACCCTGCAGTTTGAAATGTTGGACCAACATTTACATATGGATTAACTGTTGCTGATCCTCCTGCTGTAATTCCTGCTCCAGATTCTACTGATGCCATCGTAATTGTAAAACTGTTTGTGCTAGCCGTTACAACTTCAAAAGGTTTATCGGTAAAATCAGATGCTGTGTATCCTGTTCCTGATCCAGGTAAAGTTACAGATGTAAACGTAAAATATCGTCCAGCGGACAAACCATGTGAAGTTTTATTAACTGTGACAGTCGCTGAGTTATTTGTAGTTGTAAATGTAAATCCTGTAATGGCTGTGTCTAGTGGAGAGATATCATAGAAGTCATTTCCATAATATAAAAACAAACCTTGAGATGTTCCAATCGCTACATATCTTTCACCAGCAATACTTGTCCAAGCGTGTTGAGCACGTGCTGCTCCAGGTAAAGTTAAACTAGCTGAGGTTAGTTGACTCCAACCACCTATTTTTTCAGGTAAACCATATCTAAATCTAACATTATCACCATCGACCCATTGAGATTCAGCTCCTGAATCTGTGACCATCTTGTTAAAACCTGGCTTGAAATTTAATTTTTGTAGCATATAATGACTATAACTTAATTTATCAAAGAATGAAAGATTCAAAATAAATGATAAAATTCTTAGAAAATAATGAATTAAACTCTCATTCCAGTAGTTTTAATATCACATATCCTAGAAATGCCAATATTATTTTTGGTAATTATCCTTTTCCAGATCGTATATCTAACCTAAAATTAAACATAAAATCTAACATAAAAACTGAAATGAAGAATTATACTAATGTAAAAGGTGAAATGACATCATGGACTCATTTTGTAAAAGATGACGATTTTATAAAATTTTTAAATTTTACAATCAATAAACATCAAGTAAGTCATCCTAATTTATTTAAATTTTTTTATCAAAGAAAAACTATAGAAGATGCTTGGGGAAACATATATAGAAAAGGAGATAGCTTGACTTCTCACATACACTATTCAGATAGTGGTATTTTATTTTTATCTGAAGGGTGTGATTTAATTTTACCTGAGCTTAATATTAAAATAACACCTTTCCCAGGTGATTATTATTTTCTCCCCCCTATGATTTATCATGGTTTTGATAAAATATTGAATAATGAAGAAAGATATAGTATAGCTTTTAACATAAAAGAAAAACCAGGTGTTGGTTTTGAAATAGAGAAAAACATAAATGATAGAAGATAAAAAAGTAAATATAACTAATTTTATAGGTGTATATGATAATTACATTACAAAACAAATGTGTGATGATGCTATAAATTTATATGAAAAAGAAAACAAATTTAATCATACAATCAATAGACTTGGAGGAGAACAGGTAGGTGTATTAGAAAAACAAGATCAACAATTCTTTATGGGAAGTAGTAATGTAGATGTTTGGTGGGAAACTTGCAAACCTTTAATGTTAAATCTTGATATGGCCTGGAATCATTATGTAAAAAATACAGGAGCTCTTGATGCATATGATGGAGGACCTTTTCATTTTACAGCTTTAAAAATACAAAAGACTTTACCAACAGAAGGTTATCATGTTTGGCATATTGAACACGGTAAAGGTTTTGAAAATGAACCCAGAGCTTTTGTTTTTTCTGTATATTTAAATGATGTAAAAGAAGGTGGAGAAACAGAATTCTTACATTTTTCAAAAAGAGTACAGCCTAAAACAGGTAGGATAGTTTTCTGGCCTGCTGGTTTTCCATACGTTCATAGAGGAAACTCACCTTTGTCAGGTGAAAAATATCTTTTAACTTCTTGGATTTTATTACGTTAGTAAGATGAGTAGGATGTAGGTCTCGCACCTTTTCTTGCAATTTGATCTGCTTCACTCTCAGTAGTATCTACTGATCCATCCTCATTATAAGTATAAATAATATCTCTGTCCCATTCTAATTGTAAACTCTCTAGATGAGCCGCATCCCATTTACTTACAAATTGAGATCTGAAATCTCCTAAATTTGCTTCAGTCCATGTTTTGTGTTTTGTATCATCTCTATGTTCTACAGTATCATTGTAGTCATGATTATCATCTTTGTATTGGATTGCCCAAATATTAGACCATTTAGAATCACTCCAAAAAGCATCATCGTCAATTTTATATCCTATAGAGTGACCTTCATCAGTTTTTACAGAATGATTTAATATCACTCTGTCTTCAAATACTACTGTCCAATCTGAGTTTGTTGCCATTTTTTTCTCCTACGTCTTTATAATATATAATGTTGTTAAATATGGTTGTAAAACTGAAGTAGAATCTCCAGTAAAGTTTGCACTCATATTGTGAGAGTGACCTTGACCAGATCCTGTACTACCTGTACCTGCTAAATCAACCCTTCTTGGTCCTGGAGACTGTGCTCTAAATTGGTCACCAGAGTGAGGAGGAGTGGTAGCACCTCCTGGGTGTGAGTGTGAAGCAAGTTGAGCTGTTGATAAAGTTGCGTTAGCTGTCGACCCACCTACGTTTCCTGTCGACTGTACAGTATCAGCACCACCTGTTGATGCTAAAGCTTTGTTATTAGATTTTCCAACACATACATTGTTTTGTAAATCAGGTAGTCCAAAAGTTGAAGACCCATCTCCCGAACCATAAGTTGTGCCCACTATTGCAAATAATGCAGAGTAAGTAGTTCTTGAAACATTAGCACCATTACATTCTAAAAAACCTGATGGCACTGAAGAAGAAGACCACGGTACAATAATACCTGTATTGACTCCTTCGATACCTGTAAGATCGCTTCCATCAAAATTATATTTAGTTGCTTCGTAATTTGACATCTATTATTTCTCCTTATACGTCCAGCCTGTTGTTGCATCTCCTGAGAAGACTAAACAAAAAGCTGCGCCTTGTGTATTGACTACTAGATCAGATGCTGCGTTAGCTATATTAGAACTATTTCTACCAACAGTCAACGCGTTAGTGTTAAAATCATAACCTTGATCTACAAATGAAACCTCATCACCTGTAGCAGGCGAGGCTGGTAGTGTAACTGTCACAGCTCCACCGTTTGTATTTACTAAAAGTTGAGCACCAGCTTGAACTGTTTCATTAGCTGTTATTGCTCTCCAATTTCTTTGCTCAGATAATTTTACAATATTTGTACCATCAGAATATAGCACATAGTTATTTCCTTCACATAGAAGGACACCTGATCCTGATGATGTTTTGAAAGTTAAAGTGTTACCTGCATGGTCACATGCATTTTGAACATGATAAACTTTTTCAATTGAATCTGGAATACTAACTGTTCTGTTTGCTGCTAAAGTTCCTGTTAATTTAATAACATCGTTTTTACCATTTGATAATGCACCATTGGTAAATGTTAAAGATCTGTTAGCGTTAGTTAAGTTAAAAGTTGTAAAACCACCGATTGCTTGTTCTAAAATTAATAAATTTGTATTTGTAATCTGTCCCCAAGTTCCTGAGTTTTCACCAGTTGCTTGTACTGTTAATTTTAAATTAGCTGATGTTGAATTCGCCATAATCTAAATTCCTTATTATCGTTAATTTACTAAAAAATTGAGTTTGTGTCAAACCCATTATGCAGCTCTCGTTGGTACTTCTACCCAACCTGGTGGATCTAAAGGTGCTGAACCTGTATTTACTTCGTTCCAAATTAAAGCATTAGCAGAATTCAATGACATAGTCAAGGCGATTCCTGTTAACTGTGCAGTAGCATCACCGACAACACTTTCTTCACTTAAAGTGGCTGTCATTGCTATTCCTGTAAGATCTACAGGAGTATTTAAATCAATCGTTTCTTGACCTAAAGTAACTGTCATTGGTATGCCAGTAACATCTGTGTCTGCTCCGGCAGTGACAGTTCCTAAACCAAGAGACGCAGAGAATCCAATACCTGTAACTGTTGCATCAGGAGAAGGATCAACATTTCCTTCCGTAGCTGTCATCGCTATGCCAGTTAAAGTTAAATTAGCATCTCCTGTTATTGCTAATGTTCCAACATTAGCTGACATTGAAATTCCAGTTAAATCTACATTTGCCCAATCACCTGAAGCACCCCAAACAAATTGACCATAAAAATATCGTCCCCAACCTTCTTGGTTATACGCTTCAAGAGTTCCAACTGCTGCACTAGCAGCAATACCAGTGGCAAGTGCATCTGGAGATGCATCTGCTGTTCCAAGATTTGTTGTTAAAGAAATACCAGTAGGAAAAACTTCTACTGCAATTATTTGAGATACGGATCCTAATGATGCAGTCATTCCAATTCCAGTTGGAATTGGAATTGCGTCTACTGCAATTGATTCGTTTCCTAAAGATGCGGTTGCACCTATCCCCGTGACAGAAACAATATTATTATCGCTTCCCCAAGAGTTACTACTCCATGTGCTTGCACCCCAAGTACTGGCCATAGGAAATTACCTCCTATGTATTACCCAGAAATTCTTAGAATTGCTGCTGCTGTTGTAAATGCTGGAAACTGTATAGTGAAAGTTCCTGCTGTAGCTGTTTTATCTGCCCCAAAATCTAAAACTGCAACAGCTGCATTAGTAGTTGCAGATGAAGTGTTATAGATTAAAGCTCCTCTAGCAGTCAACGTTACACCAGTGAATGATCTATCAGCGAAGTCTACAATCGCAACACCTTTACCAGATCCTGAACCGATTGAAGTTCCACCGTTAACTAATGCACCACCACCTGCTGAGTACTGACCTGAGTTACTAACTTCGTTAGTTGCAGAATAAGCAGTTGTAGTTGAGTTTAGAGTAGCTGAGGAAGTATAAAGAGCAATCTTGAACTTGTCTCCACCAGATGATTTAAAATTGTGATCACCTTCTAACAGTTGCTTTTTAAATGCATTTGCAAGTGCTTGTGTAATTGCCATAGTTTATCTCCTTATTATTTTCCACCGACTCGAGGAACACCACTTTGATATTCATCTCGTCTTCGTCTTCCCATTTGTTCTACTGAGAAGCCTTCTACCACTTGTTTATACTTTCCTTCGTATAATTGCAAGAGATCATTTGGCCCTTTCAGAAAAGAAAATGCTTCAACTAAGCATGCATACAGTAAGCCATTGGGAAATTGTTGACTTAGATATGTAGTAACATTTGTACTAGATAATCCAGTTGGTTTCAAGATATAATTTAATTGGATAGTGTAAGTAGCATTTGGTGTAGGAGCCACAACTATTGTGTTCTGATCCCAGTTGCTATAATATTTTGGCACTCCTGTAGATTCAGTAGGATTAAATTCTGACATAAAACTGGTATCTCTGTATTGTAAAAAATCTCTATTGTTAGAAGCACCTACTCCATCAGAATCAACAATTTGAGCAGATCTAATAATTAATAAATCAGGTGGTGTATCAATAAATCTAGTTCCTGATACCAAATTAGCAGTTACATATCTTTTATTATTATCAGAATCCACATCTCTTAGAATTCTAAACTCTGCGTTTTCTATAAATCCATTTACAATGGTATCAGTTAAAACTGTGCTTGATACTTCTGTATAGTCCCTAATTTTTTGTACTAGTTCTGCGTATGTCATTATGTTGTTACCGTTACACTTCCTAAAGATACTAATGCTTGTCTTTTATTATTAGCAACAGATCCATTTTCTGGCACCATACCATTGATTGATTCAAATGCAAAGTCTCCTGGTAAAGTTAAATCAACAGCAATACCTCCACCACCACCAGATGCAACTGTAAATGTTTGTGGTCTTGCATTTCTCAGACCTTGGCTATCTGCAGTAGTTGGCTTTGGATCTAACTGTGGATGTTTTGCTTCAAATTCTGAAATGTGCACTCTTGATCCATTCCATTCAATAACCATTTCTGAATATGGAAAAGCTTGACCAGAACGATCAGATATAAATTGTGCGTATTTTCCTCTAGATAAATTAGACATTTGGATAATAAGTTTTTGGTGTTATAAAAGAACTTGAAGCAGAACCATCTTCTTCTAGTGCTCTTTTTAATTCATCTTCATATAATAATTTCATTTGTTGTGTAAGTTGTGGATTTACTTTTTGTGATAAATAATAAGCTAAACCTGCAACCATACAAGGTACAAATCTATACGGTACGTCTGCTTCGTTAGTATAGTTACCGGCATCCTGAATTCTTTTAACATAATAATAGTTAATTGTGTTTCCGGCTTCAGAAGAACCTGGAGTTAGATATAAAGTAATAGTTATCTTATCGATAAATCTTTGAACAAAATATTGTGTAGGAGTTCCTGTATTTGTTTTATTAGAAAGACCTTGATATGCAGATCTATTTATTTTTGTTAATGGAAAGTCTGTAGAGGAAGAGTTTCTGTATACAGCTTCTAATACATCATCAACACCATAAACCGCTGTTGCGTCTGATGTGCCGTCAGCTGTTGATCTGAACATTGTATATTCTGATTTACCATTAACTAATGTAATTGAATTATTTGCAACTTCCCAATAATGAAGACCTCTGTTAGCCCACTCTTGAAACATAATGTTTAAAGAACGTCTTGCAGATCTTAAATCGTTTCCAGAATAATCAAAACGACCTAATCTTTCATACGCTTCAGTAATAATATCATCAATACTAAACGTAGATTCAAATGTTGTTGTACCAGAAGTTGCCATTTAAACCTCTTACTTATCAATCAATAGTGTTGCGCCTACTAAATTAGCAATTGCAGAAACTTTCATTCCACCTGGAAATAAAATTCCATCTTCAGGTATGTTAAATGAAAAAACATCGCCTTCAGGACAATCTCCTTGAAATAAAGTTGTGCTAGCTGTGTTGTCTTGCAAAGTTATTGATCCAGCTCCAGATCCATCAGAGGCTAAAATCATTCCTCTCAGTCTAGTTCTGCCAGCAAAAACTGCACCAGTGCCAGAAACTCTAACTGCTTTTACGTCACCCTTCATATTTTTGTTCTCCTATTAAAATTTATGTGGGCCCGAAGGCCCACACTAATTTGATTATTAACTTACTGCCGCACTGAACGGAGTTGCTGGTGTACCAGTACAACCAGACTCTACATCAACTTTCCATTGAGTAGAACTAATTGCAGTACACGTAATTTTTGAAAAAGTTACACCACCTGTATCAGTACCATTTAAAGTAATAGTATCAGATGCTGCCACAGTTTCAAAACCAACAACGTTATCAGAAGTGTCATCAATAAGTTTTGCACCTCCAACCATAACATCGTTAGCATTAGCAACTTGCACGATTAAACTTCCAGTCTTAGTAATTGATGCAAAAATTTCAAAAGTTGCACCTATGTTACTTAGATTATTTGGATCAGCTCCTGGTCCTGCACTTGCAGAATCAGAGTTAGCATTAATCGCTGGTAATGTATAAGTCACTGCACCTGCTGCATTATTGTGCACAATTCTACCCGCATGAGTAGCAACTGTTAATGCAACGCTTGCGTCAGCGTCTACAACATTAGCCGGACCTGTAGTGATAAATCCACTTTTAGATATTACCGGTCCTTGAAACGTAGTGTTTGCCATAGTGTTATCCTCCTAGTTTTCCGTTTACATAGTCTCTAGGCCGTCGACTGTATGCGTCTATGTAAACTAATTAAATTATACAGTGAGTTTTTTATATACTAGTTTTGAGTAGAGTGCAAGAGAGCCTGTAATGTGGAGTGGATTTTTTCCAACGATGTAGCTTTTTATTAAGTTGCTACAGAAACTTGTGGAGCAATGGCATCAACTTTATTTCTAAGGTGAGCTTCTTTAGCCTCTGCCTTTTTAATATGTTGTACGATCTTTTTGACTTCGTCGTCGATCCTTACCATATTGAGAGTATATCTACCCTCGTTAAGATGCTCTTGCTTCCATTTTAGGTCCAGTGTCTCCTTTTGTTTGTAGAGATCCTGGATGTGCGGTTGCATCGTCATTTATAACCTCCTCATAGGTTATTCTGTACTTGTTAGAGTCATAAACATTTTCTCCAACATATTCCCATTTTATATCATTTAGTCCTAGTTTGTCAACTATTGCTTGTTCAAGGGAAATAGGATCATCGTTAGATGATACTGTAAATTTTGCATAATAATCGTAAGCGAATATGGTAACTGTAAATTTTTTCATAGTTTTAACTTTCTATTTTGTAATTGTGGCGGAACAATGTCCCGCCACAAAAATTAGATATTAAGCACCTGGTGATGCAAAGATACCTCTAGGGTCAGATACACCAAATGAGTATCTTTCTCTAGCTTTGTATCTTACGTTACCAGTATCGAAATCACCTTCCATCGCTGTTTTGATAGGAGATCTTT